TTCTCTTTTTTCTAAATGTTCAATCATTTTAGGTATGAATTCATTTTTTACTATAAAAGCATGCGCATTAAATGAGAACTTACATTTATAGAATTTATGGTCAATAATTTTTGGTGTGTGATAATGATTCATGCCACCTAAATAAATAACATCCCAATCTTTAGGAGCAGAAGATATAATCTCATCTACATCAATATCTCTTATAACTTTAATATCATCTTCAAATATTATAAAATAAGGTTGGTCTATCGATTCTAAATATTTTAATACTTTTAAGTGTGATTCCAATATCTGATTAGATTTTTCATTAACACCTTCTCGTAATATCCTTTTGGTTAAGTTATTTTTTTCCACAACAAATCTATTAGGGTAAATATTAATCTTACTTAATTCAGATTTTATTTTTTCGAACTTATGATTTTTATTTACTAAATTGATACAATACGATTTAATATTGGGATCATCTGAGATATTATAAGAATTTAATCTTATAGGCCATTTTTCACCTAAGTACAAATCGTATTTATAGTCACGTTTTTTCGATAATCCGCTTGCGTTATATAATGATATTTCATTTAATTTGAAACTATTTTCAGTACATAAAAAATCAACTCTACAATATCCTATATTTTCCGATAACTTTTCCGTCACATTTATTAATTCATCTAAATAGCTTGGTTTAATAAGTTTTGGTAATCTCACAGCTTGTTTAGTATTAATATCACCTAACAGATTCCAGTTTTTATCATAGTAAGCTTCTTTTATATTGGCAAATTTATCTTTAGATACAAATATATAAGTAACCTCACCGTTAAAACATTGTAAATTAATATCAATTATGTCTTCTATAAACGGCTCGACTATAATAACAGGTTTTATGATATTACTGTATGACCATTCATATAAATAGTTATCAGTATTACCGTGTTTATAAGTCTTCCAGTTAGATATTGTGTTAATAATATCATCATTGGTCATAGCTGCATTTTTTATATCATAGAATACACCACTTTTTTTAAAAATCTGCATATTATACCCATGACTGGATTTGATTACACAATCAGGTAAATCTAATAAAGAATCAATATCAAAATCATCGAATTCTATAACCTTTAAAAGGTCAACCAATAAATCCGATAATCCAAATTTATTGACATAATCTCTCATAGTGTGTTTATCGGATAATGTTATAAATAGTGGGTCTTTCTCGAATAATTTACGCCAAACAGTTTTTTCAGTAAAAGTTCTAGGGTTTATAAAATCAAAATAATCACCGTGTCTTTTTTTAAAAAAATCAGATACGTCATTAATATTAAACGAGTGTATTTCAGTAACAGGTGTTTTTATTGGTTTAACGTATAGTTTTTTTCTATTAGTATTATCTATGATTGATTTATATTCTTCTCTCAAGCTAGAATTATAACCTGTATTATCATTTCGAGTTAATGAGTTAGGTCGGTCACGCTTATAAAATATTGGATCATCAATAATGCCAATTTTAAAATTTGGTGATAATCGCTCTAAAAGTTCTCTATCAGCTGAAACGGCCCAATCTTGATAACCACCAAAATGGTGAATTAAACTTCTTTTAAAATATATTTGACCAAAAGATGGAAATTCAGATTTCCCAGAATCACTTAAATAATTCATTCTAACGACATCATATTCTTTTATGTATAACTCCAATTTTTCAATCATTTCAACTGACGGTAAATCATCAGAATCAAATCTTAGTATTTTAGAACCTGTAGATATATCCATTAATCTATTGAACATTTTATAAGTGCCTTGATTAACATTAGTCCAAAATACCCTGACGTTCTTAAACTCTTTAAGGTGTTTTTTTAATTCTTCTAACGTTTTTTTACAACCATCAACGCCTATTAAAATTTCATAATTAGGATTATTTTTAAAATACGACTGATTGTTGAACGCTTTTACACACTCAACAATGTAATCTTCAGTTTCATATGCGGATATCAATATGCTAATCATTATTGTTCATCATTTTTCACATTTGTATATATAATTATATTCACCTAGTCTCTCGGTCATCTTATAACCTATAGATTTTAAGTACTCTTCATATTCATCGTAATTATGATCATGTATCTCTATAAAAAGTATGGGTTTATTTATTTTAATGGTATCATCTAATCCCTTTAATACTTGTATTTCAAAACCTTCAGCATCTATTTTTATCATTCCGATATTTTCCAATTTAAGTGAGTCAATAGTTATCATTTTAACATCACTTCCATCTATATCTATTTCATTTAAAAATAAATTATCATTATTTGTTAAACCAACATTACATTCTGTATCACCTACCGCTAAATTATAATGTTTCACATTATTCAACATATTTAAATCAATGTTTTTAATTAGGTATGAATAACTTATTTTTGATGGTTCAAATGAGTAAATGATTCCGTTTTTAAAATGTTTTGAAAACTTACATGTGGTGAATCCAACATGTGCTCCAACATCAATGATATTCATTTCACTTGAAAGTTCCGATATAAACTTATTAATATATGATTCCCAATCAAAAAATTTATTGTCTATCAACCAATTTGAACCTGCATCATTTGGTAAATAAAAATTACCAAAATTGAAATTATGGTATCCATTTACAACTATATTATACTCGTTCATTATATTATCCTTCGAATATCTACTAATATCAACTGATATCTTTGAATTATCAGTTATCGCTTGTTTAAGTAATAATCTATAATGTTCATAATCTGGTTCTTCCCACTCACTATCTTCACCCCATATCAATAAGCTTTCGAATTCTTTATCAATGGGTATTCTTTTGCAATTCACCAAATAAGCGTTATCGTGATTTAAAAAATCTCCATACCCACTTATTTCAGTATTTAAAGCGATAACTTTCTTACCCCATTTCAACGCATTTATTATTGGTATACAGAAACCTTCCATATGAGATAAACATATATAACAATCAATGTTTGACATTATGGATTCTAAATCTTCATCTGATAAATATTTACTGATAATAACAACTTCAGGTCTATCTTTATACTTAGACATAATAGAATTAAGTTCATTTACTCTATCAGAATTTGTCTTTATCACTAACCTAACATTGTCAGTAGCAGTAAATGTTTCTAAGAAATATTTTAATAAGTTTGGTATATTTTTTCTTATTATACCAGTGGATTCAGAATAAAATGTGAATTTATCGCTTTTGCTATAGAATGAATTAGGTATGACATCTGGGTCATAATAGTTTGGTATAACAATAATAGGCTGAATTACGCCATTTTCAATCATTATATTTTTACCTATCTCAGAAGGTGTAATAATAATATCGTATAAATTAATATAATCTATATTTGCCTTGTGTATCGTAGTACCATCAATAGGTTGGATAAGATAAGTTTTCTCGAAATTATAATCGTTAGATAAAGGTTTATAATAATGTTGTATTAGAGCAGTACCTTTAGGATGGTGTTTAGAAACATAAAAACCTTTTTTTTTTAAAAAGTCAGATAAATCGTTATTGATTTTGCTTAAACTATATCCATTTACTTTGGGTATGGTTACGATTTTTTTCATCTCAATAGTTAAATCTATCATAAAACCACCCATAGTGATTCCTAATCCATTCAGACGCATAACTCCCTAATATCTCATCATATCTGCTGTCAACTGGTTCAATAACCTTTCTTATGTTATGGTCACCATATATACCATAGACCGAATCATCCTCCTTAGTAATTTGTTCAACGTTATTGAAATCGTGTTTATATTGAGGGACACCCAAATATGAATAGAGCCTTTTTAGCTCTACTTCAGGATAGGTAGATAAATCCTCAAATTTTATGAATAGAACATTTTTATCGATACCTTCTTTAATCATCTGTTGAAGACGCTCCATAGCCAAACCCACTGGTTGTGAATTCACCCATATATCAATACGTTTTTCAGTTGTGGTACCTTTCATTTCAGCGTGGTTCACAACCCCAGAATCCATATGTTGGTTCTTTCTGAAATTCTTTTCCATAGACGTAATGATATCCCTTGGGTCTCTAATCATACATACCACTTTAGGATTAGGATAAATATTATTTAAGAAACCATAATGAATTCCCCAACCCCTGCTTTTATCCATCACATAGGGTTTATCAGTTATAGCATCGAAAAAACCATCCATACCACTCCTACAGAAAGATAAAAAACCTTTTTTCATCAATTCAGCGTCTTGAGCTTTGAATTCAGGTGATGTGCTATAATTATTTCTAGCGGCATAAACCAATTCCAATAATCCAGATGTCGGTGTAACATAGAAGTCAGTATTCTGACCTAATATATTCTGTAATAGTGTTGACCCACTTCTAGGTAAGGAACTTTGAAAGAAAATTTGTTTCATGTTTATAAAGTTTTTAATATTTCGCTTAAATCAAACATAGGTTTATCACCACCATCATTGAATATCGGACATTCATGAACGACACCGTTGAAATTATAATCGAATAGGTAACTATCAGCCAATTTAACATCATCAGATAAATCAGCTATTATATTATTATGTATATTATAACCAAAAATAATAGGACTGGTACCAATCCATATCACTGTTGAAGGTAGATTAAGTGCAGCCGCAGCATGTTGTAAAGATGAATCGATTAAAAATCTCTTATCTGACATGGCCACCAACACGAATAATTCAGAATTGGATAATGTTTCAGTTACGACTTCAACATTTGATAGCGCTGTAGCTTTATTTCTACATACTTGGATAACATGATGGGTCGTTGAATAAATATTAGCCATCTCTTGTGCCAAATCACTTGGCATATCCCTCGTCCAAGCATAAGGGTAAGGTTGTTCACTTATCGGACCACCATTAGTGTGAATCAAGAAAATCGGTTTATCACGGTTCCATTTATTGAACCCCAATTGTTTCTGTCTTACATTGAATCTGAGTTCGGGTTGTTCACCATTATAAACTAATTCATATAATTTACACCAGTTTTCTATCAAAGGTAATTTTTTATGAATATGGTTTGTGGTGAAATAAGGTTCGTGTTTGAACATGATAGAATCTACGTTTTTAACGTAGTTATCATAGAAGTAAGGTGTAACACCTATTCTATATACCCTATCAACGAAACTTAGATTTATGAACACCTCTGGATATGCGCAAACAACGATGAGTTCACGGTCTGGGTGATTATTCTTTATGCATTTAGCGACAGCTGTAGCCGCGACATGTTTACCTAATCCACCTTCTATGTGGAAGATTGAGAATTTACTATTTTCTGACATTATTTTATTTTTTAATAAAAATAGACGTTATCAGATAAAAGTAAAATATTATGGGACGTAAAAGATTCTATTACCATCACCAGGACAATAATATAATGAACCACTAGGTAATGAACCTATAGCATTAGGTAAAGCCATAATAGATAAGTTGTTAACAAATGTGGCGCATGTCCTATCAGCTGTGATACATGTACCCACAATGAATGTACATGTGTTCCCTGTTATAGAGTTAGATACCCCACCTAATATACCAGAAGCTGTTGA